AGGACTCCACCATCATGCTCTCACTACTAGTTTACTTCCGTTGTACTAAATGCGGTTCGATAAGCGGTGGACGCAAATGTAAGTTCTGTACGAAATAAAAAAGGAATAACCGTTATGGATGAAGAATTTGTTCCAATGACCGCAACAGAAGTTGAAAAACGGGTAAAACGAATGGGGATAGAGCTTCATAGGCATATTGTAGCCGTATTTGAACCAATTATTAAAAGGGCAATTGAAGAGATGGAAAAAGAAAAAGAGGTGAATAAATCACACGAAACGAGGGAAATATAAGCTTTATAGGAGGATGTTTTTATTATGCGTAAATTGTTACTTTGTTGTTACCTAGTTGTTAGCTGTTTGTTATCTCTTAATGCGTACGCTGAGATAGTAGGTACTGGTTGTAAGAACTACACTATACCATGGGAAGGACGCAAAGGCGGAAAGATGCCTGTTGAAGGGGATTTCAGGATTGAAATAAGCAATGATACGGATGCGCCTCAAGGCTATCACATCAAAGAATCAATCATTAATCTTGATAACAATGCACAGCAAGTAGAAGAGTTTGACCGAGTGCTTGAGCCGAGAAAAGTATCAGGCTGGGGTCATACTATCTACACCAATATTCCAATTAATAAGAATGGATTCCATTATTTCCATGTTGTGCTAGATATAACCGGCCCGAAAAACTATCATGCGCAGTCTGGATGCTATGTATTAGCAAAGAAGTATGATTTCGGTGACTTCACGAAACAAGATGACTATCCGATATCTGATTCTGCGCTTTAGTAGCTCTACTCAATGCCAATCGCGTGCTGGCAAACCATGACGGTTGGCATGAGGGAGAGTTAAACCTCTTAAGTAAGTAACGAGTAGCGCTTGAGCAAACCTATCCCGCTGCTTGGGCGTGAAAGTTAAACGTAGCTAAATCGAGACCTTTATAATGAACGAACCAAAGTTAATAGATGTAAAATGTAGTTGTTGTAGTAAAGAATTTAAAGCAAGCATCGCTGATATATGCGCAAATTGTTTCATGAATAAGATGAAAGGAATGTTTCCATTTACTCAACAAAAGCCTTCTCTATGGAGAGAATTAAAAAGAGCTTCATATCACGTTATTTTCTATGCAACTCCGTTATGGTTTATTGCTGTTAAATTTGGATTGAAAACAGAATTATTAGCTATAGGTTTTGCGGTTTGGAGTGAATGGTGTGTGCCTAATATTATTAGATTTATGATGAAGGTATTTTAATGACTAAATGGTACAAATTAAGTGAAAAAGAGCCAAGGTTGCATACTGATGTATTGATAAAACTAAAAGACAAAATGGCTTTCAATATTTCATATATTGTTGCTTATCTTGACTTGGATGAATATTTTCACTCAATTTCTGTAATTGGAAGAAAAACTTATATAGACAAAGATTTTATTGAATGCTGGCAGAATATTAAGGAACCGAAAGAATGAAGTTCGAAGAGATATTGGTTCATTTTAGAGAAGGTAAGAAGGCTAGAAAAGATTATTGGCCATCAGAGCTTTATGTATATTTAAAAGGTACTAATGTTTATTACCAAGATGGTAAGTTGTGTAATGATTTGGAAATAAATAATCTTATTTTTGACGACTGGGAACTATACGAAGAACCGTTGCCAGAGTTGCTTAACTGCCCTCTATGCAATGGTAAATCTATTTTAGAATCATATAACAATATGAATTACAAAGTTGTTTGTACTAAATGCGAATTAAGAACAAAAAATTATTTTGTAGAATCAAAAGCAATATCAGAATGGAACAGGCGCGTATGAGCCAACAAGTACCTACACAACCTATTGGTTGCTTCTTAGATTATACATACTGTGCGTCACCTAAATGTGAAAATAAATGCGGTAGCAAGATGTCTAAAGAAATAAAAGATGCGCTTGATAAAATTAAATACCACCGCGTTGCGTTTAGTTATTTTTGTGGGGAGTGACATAACCGTTGAGGAGGTTAATAAATGAGTACTTTTTGCAAAAAGTGTAAGAAAAGAATTAATGGCTGGTGGAATAAAGAGTATATAGAAGGTGATTTTTGTAAAGAGCATTTAGGTCAAATGAAAGATGATATTCTTGATAATACTATGGATATAGACTCATTTATAAGAACTATCGTTCATTATCAAAAGCTTTACTGGAATCTGGAAGATAGTATTAAACCTAATGCTAGAGTAAATCCAGTTACAGCGGAACAAGTGGAAAGAGTTAATAAAGAAATGAATTATATTGCTGAGCAAGTTGCTAAATTTATTTTGAACAGGAATACAAAAGTTAATATTTACAATTTTAAACAATTACCTGAGGAGGTTAATAAGTGAACCATATCGATCTTTTTAGCGGCATTGGTGGGTTTGCAATATCAGCCCAACTGGCTGCTATTGATACCATTCAATTCGTGGAAAAAGATTCATTTTGTCAGAAAGTTTTAAATAAAAACTTTCCTAATGTAGACATACATGATGATGTAAAAACATATACTTTTAATGGAAAAATAGATTTGATAACGGCTGGTTTTCCATGCCAACCTTTTTCAATTGCAGGAAGCAAAAGAGGAAAATATGATGATAGATATTTATGGCCAGAAGTCATTCGAGTTATCAGAGAATGCAAGCCAACTTGGTTTATTGGAGAAAATGTGCCTGGAATTATTTCCCACCTTGACCCCATATTATCCGACTTGGAAAACGAAGGTTACGACTGGCGGACGTTCCTTATACCGGCTAGCGCAGTCGGTGCGCCACACAAACGCGAACGGGTGTGGATTATTGCCCACGCCAACAGCGTCAGATGCGACAACGGGGCAAATATTGGGAAAAAACGATTTAGTGAAGAAGAACAAAAGCGGTACATTGAGGCTTTACAAACCGAATGGAAACAATTTCAGCCTGTCACTTGGGCGACTTTTAATTTTAAAGAGTGGCTTGAGCCTATTACCAACGCCGACAGCATCTCAAGCAATGAAACCTATTCGAGAACCTTCTCCCAGCAGATTGAAAGGCGAACATGGTTGGGATATTCAAGACAAGATTGGATACCTTCGCCCGCAGTTGAAAGGGTTAAAGATGAATCCGGAGTTCTTAGAGTGGATGATGGGCTATCCAATAACGTGGACAGAAATAAATCCCTAGGGAATGCGATAGTTCCGCAAATAGCATATTTATTAATGATGATGATTAAAAAAGTTGAGGAAATAAAGGAATACAAACTGTAATTACAAAACCGTTTACTTACACTTAGAGATGTAAACGTAATTAAAGCCCCACTAATTTTGAGGTGATGAATGAAAATTTTTAAATACGAAGTTCCTTTGTTTGAGAACTTTGAATTAGAGATGCCTATAGATTCTAAAATTTTATCATTTCAATCTCAGAATGGAAATCTGGTGTTATGGGCTGCCGTTTATCAAAACTCATCTCTGGAGACTAGAGTATTCAAATTATTAGGTACAGGTTCAGATATTGATATGGATTACGTAATTAGCTTTATTGGTACGGTTCAACAATTAAATGGTAATTTAGTTTGGCATTTGTTTGAAGTTATCAAGTACTAATTTATAGGTGATGAATGGCATCTTGGCGTAATATAGATTTACTGACTTTGCAGAGCTTTGGAGAAGCAATATTTAATTGCAAACATATAAAATGCGAGACTATTTTCTATTGGATACCTCATCTTGATCAATGGATAGGTTCATTTAAAACAGAATATAAATATTTGAATATTCACGAAAAGAGAGAGCTACAGAGAGATTTCTCAAATGAGTATGATGGATTTGTTGGATTGATAGAAAGTATACGAGACTCAGTTGCAAGAGAATATAATTATTATTTTAACGCTTTATGGTGCTGAGGTGATGAATGAGTAATTTAATAACAATAGAAGGGCAAGATTTAGCTGATGAAATTATTCAAAGAATAAAAGGTAATAAATTTATTGGAATTGTTGGATATAAAAACGGCAAAATTGAATTACTTAAAAGCAAAATTAACGCTGAGGAATCAGTTTATTTTATGACAATGGCTATTCAGCAAATAATTGCTGATGACTGTATTGATTGAGGTGATGAATGATAACGGTTTATCCTGATGACTTTTGGAGAGATATAGTTCATGAACATGATTTGAAAAGTAATCCTCGTCGCCACCATTTAACAAAAGATAAATATTCACGACAAGAAATGCAAGATATGTGCGTGTTTTGCGCTGAGTATTTTAACTGGAAAGATAATTTAGTCTACGATGTAAGAACTGATAGCTACTACAAGAGGTGATGAATGAACATAGTTATGGCGGTAATTTTCGGTGTAATGATTGGACTAATAGTCTATAGGACACATTAATGAAACTATTGTGCTGGCTACGCATACATAAATGGGAAGTAGTATACGAAGACACTTTAACTTATGAAATGCAATGTTGTAGATGTGGTACTAAGAAATTATTTTTTGATTAATAGGTGATAAATGTTTAAGAAATTATTTAAATCTGAACCGATAAATAAAAACAAAACGGTAAATACAACAGACATGCGCTATTCAATATTCTGGAAACCGATAACTGTAAAATATGAGGAAAGTAATGTATGGAAGAAAGACCTAAATTTACCAACGAACAAATAGACTGGATATGTTATGCAATTGGTGAATGGTATCTTGCGTGGAAACATTCAATTGCTAATTATGAAGACCGTACCCATAGATTAGGATTTGCTAAGGAACAACTTAAAACCCTTATCTGTGGTGATGAAAGAGAATGATGATATAATCCCTATTTTTATAGGAGATTCAGTCAATGTCGGAAGAAGTTAATCAATCACCAGCAGAACAAGTTGCAGAAGCGGTAGCGAAAACTATTTTGGTTCCAAGTCCAGTTGTTATCGTAGAAGATGTTGAACTTGCCCTTAATCTTGTAAAGAAACTCAAGTCTGATTTGAAGCATGTTCATCCGTCTGTATGGGATCTTGTAAAACTAATGTTTTAAGTAATGCCTCTCCTATCTGGTCAGGCAAACAATCGTCGGACTGGGTAGGAGTTTTCAACGCATAAATTTTGAAAATGAAGTACACGACTAAAAGAATTAGCACCGTGTCCCTACTTTTCAAAAGTTTTTTACGTTTCATAAATAAATATTATCACAAGGAATAAAATAAATGAGAAAAAGAATAGAATGGAAAGTAGAAACTTTATTAGAAACACAAGATGTTGAACACACAAGAATTAAGGTTGTAGGTGGTTGGTTGGTTATAATTTTAATTGTCCAGCCTAAAGGTAGCTCTGCTTTAACAACCACATTTGTTGAAGACAGAAATCACGAATGGGAAATACTACAACCTAAGCCGGCGGCATTGCCACCAGCTGAGTCATTGGCCAAAGATTTTGAGGCTAAATCTTAACGGCTGTATGTTCCATCTGGGTTAGGTGTCCCCATTCCCATCGCTTTACGCTCGGCAGCTGCAGCATAAGCGTCGCTATCGGGCGTATAAGCATGGTTGTAGCCTGATTGGTCGTTATCCATTACTTTGCGCTCAATGACGATATTGGCCATTGGGCGACGTGGATCTGAACCCCCTGCACGCATGATGTCATGAGGATTGGAACAACTCACATCACCAAAAGAACGATTGCCACCCATTGCTTTAGCATTTACCGCATTGCCCATATCTTCCTTCATTTCATTATTCCCCTTTTTCCATACTTTCTTCGTAAGAATTCCCCATTGGAGACATGTCAGGTTTCATGCTGTGATCGCGACCAGCTGACCCATCAACCGTACTGTGCATCATGTGATGATGCGATTTAGCCATTGCTTCTTTCTTCTGACGCATTTGCTCTGCTGAATGACTCATAATAATTCCCTTAGTTCGTTCTGCCTTGTTAATAAACATTCTATCCGCATTTTGGAAGTTTCAACCTTAATGATCTCATTTTCAACATAAATTTTTAATGAGCCTCTCAGAGCTTGGATTTCTTCTTGGCTCCATTCGGGAAGAGTTAAATACTTTCTATACTTTTTCCTATAACATGCGATTAGGTTTTCTACGCGTGATAGAAGCGTTGGTAAGAATTTATGACCTAAAATTGCGTTGCAGCTTGCGCATGCCTTCACGACTACGCGGTCATAATCTGGGTAAAAATTCAGTAATGACACAGGCGGACAGTGATCGATAGTATCGGCATAATTCCCACAATAAAAACAAATACACCCATTTACTGAGGGATGTTTTGTATAAGAAAAGTTCAAATGATGGTAATTTAACTTCATGTTTCATTTATCTCCTTTATTCTCACCAAAACCTTTCCTCCTCTAAACATTTCCCTTTTTTCCAAATAAAGTCGGTGGATCTGACTGTCATCTTTGTAGATCCCCGCTTTTTGAAGGCTGTCTATTAGCACCTTGCAAATATTGTCTATATCGCGTTTTCTGTGATCTGGTGCAAATAGGTATATCTCCATAGAGATCGTCGCGCTATCGAAAGATTTAAGCCCTTCCCGGGCACGTAAACGATGTATTTTCATCCACACTTCAAAGAAATACCTCAAAGTCTCCTGAGAATTGACCCGAGGTTGGTATGTTTTTCCATTTTTGGTGGTCGTTAATTTGCCAGCGATCTTGTAATGATTCACGCTAGGTGGCCACGGTAGTTCTAGTTCGATCATGTTTTTTCCTTTTCTCATAAAAGTTATCCCCAGATTTTGTGGATAAAGGTAGGGAAAACCCTAACCAACCCCGATAAATACTGAATGCCAATTTTTAAACACACGTACTAATTTGTTCTAAACATGAGCTTCATAAACTCATCAACATGACGAACCTCTTCGGTCTCTTCCAGTTCCTCATCACGAATTTGTTCTTGCTCTTCAGATTCAAAAAAAACATCAACAGCTGTTGTTGTTATTTCTTTTGTTATTTCTTTTGTTATATATGCGCTCACTGGTGAGAGGGGTCGTGCTCGCTGGTGAGAGGGGTCACGCTCGCTGGTGAGAGGGGTCTCAGTAGTGAGAGGGGTCTCAGTAGTGAGAGGGGTTGATTCAGGAATGCACAATAAATAAGTGCTCGGTTTGCCCAAATTATCTATGGTTTCTAAGACTTCCAATTCTTTCCACCTTTGAATAAGTCGTCTCACTGTTGAGATGCCTAGTTTTAATTCCTTAGCTATCGTCGGAACACCGGGGCAAATACCTTTTTTTCCATTATGGGAAGCCAAATTAATAAGTAATCGATGAGCGTTAGAACAGGTTATGTGTGCTAGATGATGGTCGCTATGTAAAAAATTCAATACTTGAAATACCAAATGTATTTCTTTTTTATTTTTCTGTGTATAATTATCCATGTTGTCTTTCCTTTCCAGAGGAATTTATCCGAACCCCCGCTCACATCGGGGGTTTTCCATTTTGGAACTCAGAGAACCTATCCTACTCTAAACCCGTTATTAATCAATTGCTCATAAACAAAAAATCATGTTAAATGAAGGCTTCATCTATCAATCAACGGGATTGTTATCATGAAGAAGAAAGGTAAGAACGGCGGTAAAAAGAAGTAGCGATGTTTAGGCCAGTTCCTCCTTACTGGCCTTTAATCGTAGTCCTCGATTTCATCTTTCAAGAAATAAATGCAAGTGACGATCGAAAACCCACAAAAGAAACCCATAATCACGCAACCCAAAAACATAGGCATTCCTTAAGCCCTCCCAAAGCGCTTAGTGAGACGCTTAAAATAGCCCATAGCGCCATTTTCTTTTTGGGGGATATCATCGGGTGGGTAGAGTGGATTCGTGGAACTGCGTAGCCGTGGTTCGCTTATGCGGGGAAATAATCGGTTAGGATCGTTTTTAATTGGGTCTGAGTGACGCCGAGGGGTTTTAGGCATGAGTTTTCTCCTTTTCATGCCTAAAATTGTATCACAATGAAGTATTAACCTGCCTTAAGTTTAGCCATTTCTATTTTGTAAGCCATTTCATATTGCATACAGGTATTGCGCCACGCATGGATGATTCTGACTGAGTCTTTGACGTTGGCAAGATGTAGCAACTTACCCAGCGTTCTTTCAAAGTCATTACCGTAATTCAACATACCAGCCACAGCACAAACCTTGAATTGGAGGAAATGTGCAAAGTCGATGAATCCCAGCGAATCGATTACATGACGCTGCTCTTCGATGATTTCTTCTACTTCTTCAACACTTTTTAGGTCAGTCATGAGTAGAACACCAATGAGAAAAAGCAGATCATGAGAGAAAGCAAGCAGATCGACGCCGTACCTAAGAACACACCCATACAAATTTGCATGAACCTTTCCGTACTAAAACCCATAACATTCCTCCTTAGTTAAAAAATTCATGCCCTGCTTCCTTCGTTCAAGTGCAGGGCGACTTGATGCAGAGAGGACTAATCTCTACCGGACTACTTTTTGACTTTCCTCGGTTTTGCTTTACAATGCTGGCAATGTGTATGGCAAGCTGGACTAAACGTCCAACAGGCGTGACAGCGTCTCCAACCCCAAGGTTTAACTAAACTGCTCATGTTTCATCCTCCATGTTCCACATAGAACCTTACATCGCTTGCGTTAATTTTACCAACGCTTCTTCAAGTAGCTTAACAACTTCTTCTCTATCGACGTTTTCTTGGTTCAAAGCATCAATTGCTTGAGCGACCAGCTTCGATGTGTCGTTTATCGTTTCCATTGTCCTAATCCTTAGGTTTGTTATTGCGTACGCGTTTAATGTTCTTAATGTCTTTCGGTTTAACCAACCAATTGTTCGCAAGCTTGGTTCCTTTTATCTTTCCACAACCAATTAAACGAATAACATGCGCACGCGAAAAGCCGAGTATCACGGCAATTTCATCGGTTGTAAGATAACCATCTTTATTTTTTATCATCCTGTGTAATCTCTCCTGTCTTTAGATTTACTTTAGGCTTTTTATCAGCCAGCAAATTATCTAAATCAGCCTCGGCGCTGGCATTCTTGCCAAGGCCAATATCAAAAAAGTCTTCTCTTGAAGCCATACCATCCTTTATGGACTTATAAATCGCTTTCAGAGCAACGATCTCGGTTGAAATGGTAGATTCCATCTTGTGACCTAATCGTTTCTCTAAGTGCTCTACTTTAACGCCAAATTCATCAAATGCTACAATCATCTTTCTGATTTGTTCTGAAATTGGAACGTCTGAGGATTCAAGCGTCTTTTTACATCTTTCGACCGCCGCCTCCACCACATCACCAGGCAATATTCCCAATATACAAGCACGAAGACGTCGAGCGCCTTGATTAGCGACCATCTCATATATGTCTCTTGCATCCGTTAATTTAATTCGACCTTTCTTTGTATCACGCACATGCGGTACATGGAAAATCTTAGTGACGCGGGTATTAGTTTGTAAATCTATCGCATAAGCTTCCGCAACTGATACGCCATTGCTTTGTGAGACTTCTCTTACGCCACAATCCAAGTTTCCCCAAGCCTGCGCCATGGCTTCTGCTAAACGAATACTTGCACCTGTAACCATAGTGCCACCACGAGGATAAGCATACATGGCTTGCTCTGCTAAAAATGGACGCTTACACGCATCCATGATGTTGGCATAGCATTCACTTTGATTGCGTGGGAACTTCTTAGCAATAACATAAGCAGCTTGCACTTCTGCAACAGCGCGCGATTGATCTACTTGCACCAACGCATTTTCACTTTGAGATTCTGGTTTAGCAAAACCTAATTCATTAGTGGGTTGATTCATCGTTTTTACCTTCTACTATTGCTTGAAAATGAGATTCAATTTCCATTACTATTTTTTTTGCTAAATCTCTAGTTTCGGATTTAGTCATTTTAGTCCATTCGCAAATAGATGAGACATGTGAAACTAAATAATTAGAGATCAAATTAAAGTTAAAATTAGCCATATCCATATCGTTTAAACCAGAAGAAATCTGGAATTCTCTCAAGTGAGAATCAAATAACATCATCAATTTTATTGATTCTTTTTTAATGTGATCTTCATTTTTAAAATCAAACATATTAGTCTTCCTTGCTGTCTTGTTCGTTTGAATCTTTTACCCATTTTGCAAATGCTTTAACAAATTTTTCATATAATTTTTGTAAATTGTCGTAATCATCAGTAGATTTACGCATTACGTTTCCAGCTATGTTCACTAATAAATTAAGCATTAAAGTAAAAACTAATTCATCGTCGGCGCTAACTTCTTCTTTAAAATAATCTAAATGTTGTTTGATGTTATCAACATGTTTTTTTGTCATCACCGGAACGACAAGTTTTAATGCGTCTTTGCCAGTTATTTCTATGTCATTCGTTTCCGTGGTTTTATATTTCATTTATTAGTCCTCTAAGTTATTTGTACCAACTAGGTAATCCTATATTTTGTATAGGAAAATCATCAAATGTATTATCTCTTATGCTCGAGCTCATGTCTAACAAAATCTGTTTATATTCATCATGTCCGTAATCAACCGCAGCTTCATCAATGATGTAAATACCAACAGAATATGGATAGGTAGATTCAACACAAATGTTTATGTGAGCTGAAAGAGTTTCACCGGTTAATGTTTTAACGCCATCACGCACCATTGCAGCTTGTATATGATTGCCATACAACGCCATTGAGCGTTGGAAAGCATCTGGACTAGCATCTGTAGTGGTTTTTAGATCGACGTAAATATTGGAATGTAGAACGTCTGGACGTGCTTTTAGCATCAATCCTGTGTGTTCGTCTTTCCAGAAGTAGCTTGACTCAAAATTTCCCTCACTAATGAGTTTAGCTGCCCGACTGTGGGAAATAAAAGATTTCTGCATATCGAGCAAGCGAGTATATTCATCCCGTGAAAGCACCACTTTATCTTTACAACTTTCTGCTTCTTTTTCGATCTTTTTATATTCGTCATAAGCTTCCCTTCCTACATTCTTTAACAAAACGCGTTCAGGCATTACAAAGAATTCTTTCTCAAACAAATGTGGTTCAAGAATCAATGTATGAAAAGCTTGACCAAATAATTGTGACGGTGTGTATTCTTTCGGTGGTCTATCTGGGTTTAAATGATTCGCCCAGTATCTTCTAGGCGATTTCTTATAATCCATGATTGAGGAACGTGAGAGTGATGCTTTGTCGTTGTGGTAATCGTCGGATGATAGATCGGTGTATATGCCTTCTTGAATCATATTAATTTTAACCCGAATCTTTCAAGAGAATGTCTTATTTCAACAAGACTTCTAATACCTAAATTATCGATTCTTCTTAAATCCCTTTCACTTAATTTTACTAAATCACCTATGGTCTTTATTTCCTGTGATCTTAAACAATTGGCTGCCCTAACCGTTAGCTCCAACACATCTATTGATTCTTTTAAAATAGGATTTTCTAAATTTTTAACAGAAGCAGCAAAATTAGCAAGTACCGAAATCATTCCGTTAAACTTCCCTGAAGTGAGTTCTATATTCTCAATTCTTTTTTCATAATCTTCATTATTAAATTTACTCTTAACGTATTCAAAAGCCCTTTCATTTGTATTGTGTAAAGCACAATTTACTTGATTGGCAAGAGTATCAACTGTACTTTGCACTAAGTCATTTTGCTTTTTGAGAAAATTATTAATATTATCATGACAGCCTTGAATAACTTTATTAGTAGTTTCTAATATAGATTCATATTTTAAAGATAGTGCTTGCTGCGTTTGTTCTATAGCATTTACTCTTTTCATTAGTTCTAAAAATTCACTTAATATTTTGTCGTTCAGTTCGCTCATTTTTTTATTTCCCTTCTTCGATCATTTTATGCAGATTCCAATTTTTCAATTGCCCTGTAAATTTCTATCAATGCTTTTTCTCTATTAGCAATATTCTCGTTCAATACCTGTAGTTCCAATAAAATATCTCCCCTTTGTTCTTGCATCTTTTTTAATCCGTATTCTTTTTCTTTTACGACATCTTTTAAATGTTGTACGACTATCATCATCCTTTTACCTTTTTCTCATACATTGATTGTTCATCCAAAAACATCATTATCTTCTTACAAGCATGGTTATAATCTGCAGCTTCAAACGGGTCAAAGATGCCTTTACAGAATGGTAATTGCTCACAGTTTTGAATTGCTTTATCAGTCGTGTATTTCTTTACTCTTATCTTACCTGTATCGTCAAGGTACGCCCACCAACGCGGTAGTTTGATTCTGCTCATTAGTAGTTACTCTCATCTGATTTGTAATCGGCATAGCGGCGAGCGTCGTCTACTTGTTTTGCATCTTCGTCTTGAGATAGCTTATCTATTAATTCTGAATAAGGTGAATAATCTTTTCTCATTGCTCGCACAGTATTTCCAATGACATCGCAAAGAGTTACGAATATGTTAGTAATAACTTCTGAGTCATCAATATCACTAAACAACTCCATTAATTGCTCTTTATCCATACTCTTCAATTTCTTAATCATTTCTTCCATTTTTTATTTCCTTATCATATGTGTATGCAGTGTACAAAGTACCGATTGATAAAATAACTACTAACATTGGGAATGTAACAGTATAAAAAGCACCTATCAGTGCAATTACTAGTAGTTCGAAGCATAAGATTACTATTAAATCATCTTTCATTCGTCGGCTCCGATTATTCCTTTGATTTTGCTGTAACGCTGCCTACCTTTCATTTCTTCTTCTTCTTCAAAATATTCGACATAAGTTACACTATTGTATAATGTAATTTTTATCGTCCAATTATTACTCTGTAATAAAAACGCTACGTTTTGTATATCGCTAATCCGTATTACAATAGGATTAGCTTGATCATCTTCAGTTTCTAGAAACGTCATTTGTTATTTCCTTTTCTCTCCAATTCCTATTCACATACAACCAAATACATCCTACAACAATAGAAAATACTACTATTCCAAATACGCGACATAGCACCATTAGTATAGTGACAGTAGCTACGTTTTTCAGATAACTGAGGTGTTGGGGTGAGAGCATGATGGTGGAGTCCTGTATTAGTTACGAAGACGCACATAATAACACATGACCTCTAGCATTACAATACTCATACTCTCGCATTAATCATAACAATATATGCCGCAGCCTCGAAGAAGGATAGGGGGCAGAAACCAATAGTTTTGGCTAACGTTTTTGCTTTTTTGGGGGGGGTATCAACCGGGGGCGGGGTCGGAATTTTTGATCCGGTGCCAGAGAACTCTCTTGAATGAGTCACCAGTCCGAGGGTAAAGCGTTTTTAGTTTAAAAGCAAGGGCGCTTAACAAATAAAGTTCTGCTCTATTATTTCCTCGGTGGATGCGGCTGGAGTATTGTGTGTTATGTTTGTAGGTGGAGTGGTTGCATGCGTTTAAGTCAAGAGGTTTAGTAGACGTATTACGCGTACGAGTAGACGTAGTACATTAGATGTTGGATTCGTAGGTTGTTGGCTGCTGCGGGATCGAGTATAGTCGCTTGTATTGGACCCCTAAGAGAATATTTTAAATGAGCTTAACCCCAGCAAGAGACGAAGCGGAATTACGCAAGATAAAAGAAGCGGTTGAGTTGTGTGGAAAGAACCGCGGGCCACATGATTACATCCCTATAGAATGGCTTAACAACGGCGAGTTTAAAAGATTAACGCGCCTGATGTGCCGTATATGTTTTAAGAATGTTGCGGTATCAACGCTGTTATCTAACTACCCAGAAGTCAGTTATTGATGAATGCCTTGTACTTATCTATTGATTCGGATTTAGTAGCGGCACCCAAATTGGTGTTGTAGTATTTTTTATAATAATTCCATAGATCATCAACATTAGCAGTCTGGGGTAATGGCTCGGGTACGCGTTTATAATGTAGACGACACATGACAGAAGCATAACGAAGATCGTAAATAAGTCTATCTTCAGACGGGATTGTAACAATACCAAAAGTAGTAGTAAGGCTAAGGAGAATGTTCTTTTTGAACTTAAGAAAGTTTTCCCATATGTCATTATATGTTTCCGGTTCCATTTGATAGATACCGAGAGCTGGGCCTTTGACTTGCTTAAGATAGGTTCCACCATTTGATTCGACGGCGCAAGTAAATACTAATAACTCTATAGCGACATCTGATAGCATCACGATATCATGCAGGGCGGGTTTGATGACAAGTTCACGAAGTTGCTCAGCTTTAAACATAGTTTTATAATTCTCCAAAGTAAGCGTAATATTAAATCAAAATGAAAAGGAAGTAATCTATTATGGCATTATCACCAGATGAAATTTATGCCCACTTTAAGAAAGGTCCAGTTAAGTTAGACGAAGAATTCCACAGTAAGTTACTCATCAAAGTCATGTCAGATAAAAGCAGCGGAACTATGGCATCATTCTGCGTAAAAGCAATGATTAGTGAAAGTACGTTCTACAATTGGCTGCGCGATAATCAATTGTTCTTTGACATATATGCGTTTTGTAAGATGTTAGCGAAGTACAACTGGGAGCAGGAAGGTAACGAATTAAGAGATCTGGTTCTACCTCCCGGTGCAACTAGCTATGCCTATGAGCATTGGAAGTTGAAAGGATGGTCTCAGTTTGGCATCAGTAAGAATTCCAGAATCAAATTAAACCTCGATCCTAACGGCAATCCCAACCAGCATTACGCTCAATTATTGAAGCAGGCATCTGAAGGTGAGTTCACGGCTAGCGAGATCAAGCAGCTCATGGAAGCGGTGAATGTTGGGTTAAATACTCACCAAGTTTTCGAGTTACAAAAAGAAATAGATCAGTTAAGATCAGACTTGGCAACAATGCAAGCAAATAGTGATGGCAACAATACTTTCACAAATAAAGGAATTGCGTAAAAAAATTAAGATTCCTTGGCGTATTGTCTATGTAGATAGGCTTGTGAGGCCAGAAGAGTTTCAAGAGAAAACTATTTACGTTCATATATGGATTTAGATAAGGGAGATGTGCAATGGGCTGGTTCGATAAAGTATCACATGCGGTTGGTAAAGTAGTTGATCCGGGTGGATTAGTTTCAGATGCCTATCATGCAGTGACAGGTGCACCCACCGAAGACATGAAACGTAATATGCAAAAGCAGATTACTTCTCAGGTACAAGCTTATAGAGACCAAACTGAATTGACCCGCAATGAAGTTAACGCGAAGAATGCTGAAATTGAAGCTGCCAAGCGTCAGGTAGAAGAAAAGCAAATTCGTGCGTTACGAAGGAACTATTCAGCACAAGGCCTATTAGGCACGCAAAGTACTGATCAACCAGACATGAGTAACAAATTAGGCGGGTAAAGAATGGATACTACTCAAGGGATGCCGCCTGCAGCTATGCCGGCTAATTCATTATTAGAGACACTTCGTAAACGTTATAACGCAGCAAAGTATGTCGCCGATTTATGGATTCCCATTATGCAGGCATCATTCTTTTATGCAGTCCCATTCAGAAATCGTTATTACCTTCCGGGTAAAGAGTTCCAAGGTACTATTCAAAATACTCGCGTCTACGACACCACTGCTGTTGAAGGCGTGAAGATATTCGTTTCTAAGATTCACGATACGATGACACCACCAGGCGTGCAGTGGGGATTCCTTGAGGTCGATGAATCTATGGTTGATGACCCAACCGATAAAGACAATCTGCAGATCCTTGAACAAGCTCAGCTGATTTTGAATGAATACATGCGCAGGCTATTCGTGTTTATTCATGCCTCTAACTTCGATGTGGTTATTAATGAATGTTACTTTGACTTGTCTATTGGTACCTCAGCACTTGTCATTAACCAGCATACTGACGAACAACCATTCCTTTGTACCAGTATCCCAATGGATAAGCTTGCGATTGAAGAAGCAGTGAATGGCAACATTGAATCTTGGTACCGTACTTGGCAGAACCTAAAGATTTGCGAACTTCATACACGCTGGCCCGGCATTACAATCACTGACAATCTCAGACAATTAATGGCTAGCGATCCAGATGCTGTGATAAGAAACGTGTACGAAGGTGTAACCTATTTTGTTAATCAACCCAAGAAGTATTGCTATGCGGTTTGGGCTGATAATGACTTACTATATGAACAATGGTTAGATTCAAATCCCGGTATTGTGTGGCGCTTCCAGAAGACCAACAACGAAACTTGGGGAAGAGGCCCAGTAATGGAAGCCTTACCATCTATTATCTCTCTAAACGAAATGGCGCGCGTTGAGCTAGCATCGGCTAACTTGAACACGTTCAGACCTTATATGGGATTCTCCGATGCGGTATTTAATCCTCATACTTTTAAGCTTCAACCTTTTACTATTATTCCTATATCACCGATTGGATCAGGCGGCCAAGTACCACTCATACCCTTACCGAACAGCGCCGATCCGAACTTCGCACAAATGACGATGGCTGATTTAAGGATGCAGATTAAGTCGTTGCTCTACGCTGAACAACCTCAAGATTCACCAAGCGTACAACCTCAAACTGCTTATGAACTCTCTTTAAAGCAATCCACATTGGCTGAGAAGATCGGGCCTTTGTTCTCTCGTATGCAGCAAGAGTTCTTATGGCCGGTCATTAAACGATTCGCCTTTATCTTAAATTCCATGGGTAAACTTCCCTATCCAAAGGTAGGAAATGTCCCCGTTAAGTTTAAGTACAAGTCTCCACTTGCATTAGCCAAAGGCAGAGCAGACGTAGAACGTTTCACACAATATGTTCAGTTAATGCAAGGCGTCATGGGACCACAAGCAACACAGCTTTATATCAATCCCAAGACAACACCTTATCTTTTGGCTGAAATGCTTCAAGTCGATGAAAGGTTCCTTAACAAGCCAGATGATGTTGCAACGGTTATGCAGCAAGTTCAAAATCAACATAACGAACAGCAACAACAAGCCATGCTTGCAAATTCTACCGGAGAAACACCTCAAGCTCCGCCGAATCCAAGTGTGCAACCAGTAGTCACAACGTCCTAATAATAAGAGGAATGAATGGATAAAAATAAGTACATTGAACCTGAAAATTATTTTGAAGGTTATAATGACAGTATTAAAGATCTTAAGAATAATCCAAAGGTAATAGAGTTTGATAAATTGTGTTATGAATTGTTTGAACATCAAGAAGCCGGTAGGCGTTTTGTTGAAATGGTTACGGAACGTTATTTAATCCCAACCATTGTTCAGAAAGGCCCAACCTATCAAATAGACATATTATGGCAGGAAGGTTTCAAAGATGCCTTCCGCATGATTATTTCATCTGTAAAATCCCACGCTCAAAGAATAAAATCGGAGACAACTTAATATGACAGATCCAGTCGTAAATCCTGAAACACCTGCAGCACCTTCTTGGTATATTGATGATGGAATCCCCGGCGTAGGAGAAAGACCTGCGTGGCTCGGCGATAAATTCAAGTCAGTGTCAGATTTAGCTAAAAGCTACAGTGAGCTTGAAAAGAAGTTCGGATCAGCACCTGAGGATTATGACTTCAGTAAATCAAGATACCTCGATCCTGACTACGTTCCATTTCAAGAACTAAAGCAAATAGCTAAAGAGAAAAGAGTACCTCAAGAGGTCATGGATAAAATGCTCGAGTCCGTAGACAAATACATGGATGAGTTTAAGACTGACCCAGAAGAAGAAATTAAGAAGTTAGGTGGCGATGCCGGAGAAAGATTAGTAACACTTGATAACTGGGCTAAAGTAAACTTATCAGAAGATTCATACAAAGCATTGAAAACCACATTGACCACCGCAGAATCTATCAAAGCATTAGAAGAATTGAGAGGAAGAATGATGAGTACAACACCACAAATACCAACAGGCAACACCGGAACAATTGCTGGTTCAGCAACGATTGAAGATTTAAGAGCTGAACTTTCTACCAATTTGCAAAAATACAAAACCGACAAAGCCTATCAAAAAGATATTTCAGATCGCTTGGCAATAGCCGTTAAGAACACGCCGGGTTTTGTTGACAAGGTAGGCGCCTAAGCTGCTATAATATTGGTCAGTCCACATTCTAGTTTGACACCTATAATGTGGAAGGACAACTTACTACAAAGACCTCTATTTACGAGACAATCTAACTCGTAGCAAGCCCTGAGCAATGTTTAGTCAAAACAATTGATTAATTATTTAGGGGTGTAAAATATGTCTACTTCATTGACAGCTGTACAACAAGTTGAATTCGATGCTTTAGTTAAAGCCGAATACCAATCCTTAGGTTTCTTATTACGCGACACCGTGCGTGTACGTAGAGATGTTATCGGTTCAACCGTTTCTTTCCGTAAAGTTAACCAAATCCAAGCAGTACCAACCGGTTATTTACAATCTGTTGTTATTCAAGATCCGGGCTACACCCAATACTCAGCTATTCTGCAAAAGTACACCGCTCCTACTGCAGTAGATAGCGTCCAAGAATTAACGGTAAACTTCGATGCGAAAATGGAAAACGCAATGATTGTTGCGAACGCCTTAGGTCGCCGTTCAGACCAAATCATCATCGACTCTTTGGCAGTAAATCCCGGCCAAACTATCGTAGATGGTGGCACGAACATGACCTACGAAAAGTATACTCAAGCTATTCAATTCTTCGATAACAACGCAGTTCCTTTACCAGAACGTTTTGCTGCAATGTCTGCATCAAACTTCCAAAGTTTACTGCAAGCAGATCAATTCGTATCAACCTTCTATACTCAAAATAGAGTATTAGATAAAGGTTTCGTACGTGATTACTTAGGCATCAACTTGATCGTTATACCTGAAATGCAAGAAGGTGGTTTACCTTTCGCAAGTGCTAACATTCGCGAAACATTCTTCTGGCATAAACAATCAACCGGTATGGGTATCGGTCATGACTTCCGAACTGAGATTAACTACTTACCTAGAGAAACCTCTTGGTTGATCAATGGTATTTTCTCAGCCGGTGCTATCACGATTGATAACCTTGGTATCATCCAAATCAATTGCGATGAAACTGCTTAATAAAGAAAAGTGGATTAACGTTTATTAAAGAATTGGAGTAATAAAATATGGCTTACACTAATGCAAACTGGGCTTGTATTTCTAGCTCTTTAAATCAAGGTCAAGAAACAGTTGTACCTTATGGTGGTTCTTCAACAGTATTAAATGCTCCTAATGTGTTCTTCTATGGTAGCCCTAACGATGCTGTTGCAACAATTATTGCTGCTAACTACTTCTTAGCAGAATACAAGAGCTTATCTGTTGGCGACTGGATCATGGGTAACGGTACTGATGCAAGCTTTGCAGTTGTAGTAACAGCTGTTAGCTCATCTTCTGTCACCGTAGAAAGCACGGGTTTAACAACCTCAATCGGCACCGCAGATATTATCAACAACGCAGTAACGTTTGCTAAGATGCAAGAAATTGCGACCGTAACATTGTTAGGAAACCCAACTGGCGGTACGACTGAAGTTTCAGAAGTAACGTTAGGAGCTGGTTTAGAATTTAGCAGCACAACATTGCGTATCCCTGCAACAAATCTTCGCTATGCGACTGTTGCAATTACTGCTGCTGAATTCAATGGCATGTACGCAGCACCTAAGCTATTAGTAGCTGCTGGTGGAGCAAATACGTTACTTGTCCTCGATAAAGTTGATTTATTGATGACATATGACTCTGCTGCTTATGCTGCTGGTGGTGTTGCTGCAGTTCAATACGATAGTACAGCAAACGGTGCAGGTGTTATTGCTTCAAGCACACTGTCTGCTGCTACATTCCAAGCTGCCGCAAGTACTGGCTTTGTATTCAATGGCGGTGTTGTTCCTCAGACATTTAGCACTTGCGTGAACAAGGGACTGTATTTGTCCAACATCACAGGCGCATTTACCACTGGTGACAGCGATTTTGTCGCTCACATCTGGTACAAGGTAATTGCTTCTGCATAGACTTGAGGGTTATTTGAATGGCTTATACCAAAACTAGTATTATCTCATTAGCAGTGATGCTTCTTGGACATAAGCCTATTCAAACATTAGATGACGCTGATGACCTAGTTGTCTCCGCTGAACAGGCGTTTGATATCCTCCTACCAAGCGTATTGGCAACGGGTAATTGGCGTTTTTCTATGAAGATCACTCAGTTGGTTTTATCTACTGAGGTTCCTCCTCCTCAAACTGGATGGCAAAATATTTATTTATTGCCTGCAGGATATTTAAAAAATATCCGTATCATTCCACAAAATTATGTTTACGAAATTTATTCCAATAGCCAGATATGGTGTAACTGGGGAACGATGACCCCTGTTTACATGGAATATGCTTTTCAGCCTGAAATAGCTCAATTACCTGCTTATTTCGTCAATTACTTTATCTATGAAATAGGTTGTTTCTTAATGCTATCGAATGCTCAAAAGCCTGACTATTACAGTGCTCTTAAAGCACAAAAAGATGTTCAATGGGCGATCGCTGCTGCTGCAGATGCTCAGAATAGGCCTCAGTTCGTCCAATGGGAAATTCCCATGCTTACCAACAGAAATATCACAGGTATTATTGGCCCTCAAATCGGATAGAGAGATTAGGAATGGCGTATCAATTATGGTCACAAGATATATTCTCACGCGGCGAACTTTCCCCTTACATGTATGCAAGGGCTACCGTTAACGAATATGGAAATGGATTAAAGATAGCTCAGAACGTATTTACCTATCCAACAGGTGCCGCTGGTAAGAGATTCGGAACGTTTTATAGAAATACATTAACTGGGTTTACTTCAGCAAAGCAGATTTATTTTCAATCTTTCCAATACGTCGATGAATGCGTGTATCAATTGGTTTTTGCTCCACTCGCGATCTACATTTATCTTGAAGGTGGATTGGTAGCAACTGTTACCACCACACTAGATGCAGAAACCGTTTATAACCTTTCCACAACCACTTTGGGTAATTTATTTAGAGTTTGTGGAGCAATTATAGCGCCTTATGATTTAAAAAGGGCGTCAGATCCAGATAACGATGTTACTGGCTTTTCTTCTACAACTTTAACATTGCATTTCAGTACTACTTATACAGGATTAGTGATACCTATTAGTTTCACGGTTACGGGTGGAACGCTTATTCAGACCACACCACAGATCAATGTTGGTGTTACTTATTTCGCCTACTTTACCGGCGTAGATACGTTTGAACTTTATCTTACTCCTCAAGAAGCCGCGGCAAGGGCTTCAGAAAACAAAATAACAATAGATGGCTTAGGCACAGGAACAACTGTTGCTCATACACAAAATACATGGACATTCACCAACACAGTATTTAAAGATTTACCTTTTTATGACTTTAATGGAACGTCAGTACCTTATGATGATTTAACATTTACACCAAACAATGTTAATGAAGGAACGATGACAATTAGCGGCACAGGATATGGACCATTAGATTCATCATATGTGGGTGGCGCATTTATTGGTGGTGGTGGCGCTGCTAGAATAACTTCAGTCGCAAGTGCAACAGAATTTAATTTTACTGCTCAAGTACCTTTTGATTCAACATCCCCAATGCTAGGAAGTTTGTCTTTATTGGCAGAACCAGCATGGAGTGACACGAGAGGATGGCCGCAAGTATGCTCAAGCTATCAAAATAGGGCATTATTTGCTAATACAGCCAGTTTACCTAATGGATTTTGGGCAAGTGTAATCAATGATTATTCTGATTTTGGCAACCTTACTACTGACGACGATGATGCTATAGCATGGTTCCCAACCTCAAATGACATCAATTTTATTAGATTCATTGTTCCTTATCGCAGTATTACGGTTCACACTAATTCAGGCATATATTCGAGCCCTCTTTCAGATGTTTCAGCTATAACGCCGACTAATTTTACGTTGCAACTACAAGACTCAACACCTGCCGATGTATTACTCCCGCAGGCCATAGACAACCAAATCCTAGTTCTATCAGGAAATGACGCACATCAAATGTTATGGGATGGTATTAATAATGCCTATACCAGTGATATTGTCTCAGTCATTAATGAACAAGTAATTCGTTCACCCGTTGATGAAACTGCATTTGCAGATTTAAGACGTGCTGGAAGTCGTTACGTATTTATCACAAATGATAACGGCACACTTGCTGTATTCCAGACCTTAATATCCCAAAACGTACAGGGATTTACTCCGCAGATTATGGAACAGTCTTATGGTAATGCTTACTTCAGACAAACTTGCAGCAGCTCAAACGGGAGAGCATGGTTTGTTATTGAAAGACAAATAGCTTCAGCAGATACTCCAGTTGCTATATCAGGATTTACATCATCAACATTGACTGCTGTAGCGAGTAATTTAAGCACCACACAACCAACTGCAGTGACATTTACAACCTCTGGATCATTACCAACAAGCGTACCGCAAATTGAAGTAAGCACTTACTATTTTGCAATGGGTGTAGATGCTGACACATTCAAGGTTTACTTGAACCAAGACGATGCTCTTGCAGATGTCGATGAAATTGAATTCTCAAGTGCTGGTACTTCAAGCAATGTTGTTCCTTGGCCACTTACCACTATATTCACAATGGAAGAATTAACCACAGAAGTTTTCCTTGATTGCGCTATTAAGTACAGTGGATCACCTACGGATACGGTGACAACGGGTACTCTATTTAATGCCCAAGAAGTTAAAATGGTAGGGGATGGTTTTGGTTTTGAAGCCATAGGTGTTGGCAATCAAGTAACATTTGAAGCTCATGGCATGGATGTAGATGTGAGTGAAGCCTATATAGGATTCCCCATCACCACTATCATGCAACCTATGCCTTTATCTATTGCTACGGCTGGATCTGCAAAAACTACAGGTTTAACAAAACCAACACGAGTCAGGTCAGTCAGATTTATGTTTAACAACACCATAGGTGGTACAGTTAATGGTATTCCAATTGCGTTAGAACCTTTTGATGCTTCACACATTGGAGAACCACCATTTCCAGCTCGAGGTGTATTTGAAATATTCCCGATGAATGCTTGGGATGATATGAACAATCCGACATATACGATAGAACACAGTGAACCGTTCAATATTGAGTTGCTTGGTGTATTCTATTCAGTAGACATTTAAGGGGAAAAATATGCCGTTTGAACTACTTTTAGCGATGCAAGCAGCTGGTATGATTACCGACTATATGGGTGTTAAAAACCAGCAAGGGTTGATGTCTCAGGGCGCACAAGTTGAACAAGCAGGAATTGATGCGGAAATTGAACAAACTAAGTTAGAAACTGCTGATGCAAGTCTGCAAGGGTTGACTCAATTACGTCAAAACATTGGTTCACAAATGGCTGTGTTTGCTGCTCGTGGAACAAGTACTTCTGCAGGGAATGCCTTCCAAATAATCAATAACACTGTCGGAAATTTCAATGCTGATGAAAGAATAAGAAGAATTAACCAACTCGGCAAAATGAATGAATTAAAGGCAGGCAAAACGATTTCCATTTTAAACCAAGCTGGGGGTTCTTCTAAACTTTGGCAGGGTTTTGCAAGTCGCACTATAAACCGTTTCCCATCCTCAGTAGCCGGATGGAAACAAGGCATCAAAGACGCTAAAGAAGCTTTCGGATTAACATCTCTTGGGGGTTAGTAAATGGCAGACGATTTAGATTTTCGGCATAACGTATCTGAAATACCTGCTGGTGAGCAACTTCCTAAAACTGAGCGTACAGTCGGCGTTGAAAGAAGCTCAGTTCCTGATATTCAAAGTGCCGTTAGCAATTATGCAGCTGATACTAATTGGTTATCTGGTATCGGTTCCAGTGTAGCCGCAAGTGCTTCTAATGCCATTGCTCAACGTATCGGCGGAGAATTAGGAAAGAACCCACAAGGTGACATCGGCGTACCAATCACAGACTTCGATAAAACGATGCAGGAAAGCTATTCAGCTCAAGCCGAGGCAACCCTAGGTATACAAGCTCAAACGTTGATTACCAAGTCTAATATTGCCCTAGCTTCGATGGATAGATTAGATCCCGGAACCATAGCTAAAAATCAAGCTAAAGTACAAGAAGGCCTGCAACAGATATATGAAATGGCACCAAGCAGCATTCGTCCACAGTTTGAACATCAATACGACTCTGTGATGCTTCAGCAATCTGAACATCTTGCTGATAAGATGATCTCTCAACAAAAAGATGACCGCAGGAATAGGACAGATTTAGCAACAAGTCTTAATACACAGAATGCTTATTCTCTTTCATTAAATGGTACAAGCTTAAATAAAGATGGTGAATCAACCGCTGGTTTAGCGGCAGTCGAGGCAGTAAAGAAACAAGCGGCAGCGGCAGTTGCGGTTGGAGACAAAACACCATTAGAAGCTAAAGTTATGGTTGATGCAGCTAGACAATCATATCTTTCTGGCAAAGTAACACGCCAAGCCTTACAAGCAGACAAAAATGGAAAGCTACCAGAATTCTTAAAATCTTTAGCAGATAATCCTCCCAAGGATATAAAGCCGGAAGATCACGACGTTGTTTATAACAACGTGCTTAGTTATATGAACAAACAGGCTCAATTGAAGTCTCAAGACCAACAATTAACGATGGAATCCTATAAGGTTCAATTATTGTCTGATCCTATGGGCGCTGCTACAACTTTGCCATCTTTGCAGTCACAACTATCGCCACTTCAGTTCCAGCAAATGAAAGTTGCTACTTTGCAAGCTCAAGCAAAGATGCAGGAAACAGAGGGTAACATAAATGAGTTATTGGCAAACTGGGGAGACTCTACAGTTCAAGCTAGAGCCAAACCAGATGCTCAAAATAAAGCTTTTGATATGCGAGTTCAGCAAGTAGTTGCACATGGCAGTCAAAATAATAATCCCATCTCTCAGGACATGGCAGAAGTACAAGTTGCAGCTAGCGCGGGCGCTCCAATACCTATTTTTGTGAAGTCTTTGAATGACAAAGCTACCAGTGGAAACCCAGTCAGCATTGCCTCCGCTGCAGATCAAATTCAGCTGTTAAGAACGATGGGTGATGGGCATGCTTTAATTGGATTATCTAAACAGGCAGAAGCGATTGCCACACAATTCAGTACCCAACGAGGCTCAATGCCTGATGCGGATTTAGCCAGAAAAATTACAGATAATATTCAGAATATCGATTCAGCTAAATTGGCTACTATTAACAATGGTTGGAACTTAAAGGTTTCAGCACTCGGTGCTAGTGGAATGGGTAAGTCTCAATCACTATCTGATATGGCTTTACAGCAAGTTGATTTAGGCAATAAAAATCTTGGTGGTGGTTTCTTTAAGGTTTTATACGGCAATGACATTTACCAGCAATTATATTCCAACTACATCGCATCTGGTGGTGATTACGATTCAGCTCTTAAAATGACAAAGGATTATGTTAATCAGCATTACAGCGAAACAAGAATTAATGGTGACACACGCTATACAGATAATGGTATAGAAAAAGCTCTTGGTTATAAAGATCCTAAGGTTGTGCCTTATATTCAAGAAGACATGGTGAATCAGCTATCAAAATCATTTGAGGATAACAAAAACCCCAATGATTATTGGACAGCTGAACCTGTAAAACCGATTAGTCCATTGGTTCACATGTTCCCAACATATCCTGCTGTTCAAGTTATTCGTCACGTTAAAACCGATTCAGGCGAAAAGAAGTATATGTATCCAGTAAATCTTGTTGGCAGACCAGGTAACCAATGGGACGTTGTACTTCAAACGCCAAGTGGATATAGAAACTTTTTCCTTGTTGCACCACATTTGGGCATTACGACTTATAAACCAAACGCTGAAGCAATCAAAAAAAGATATGAATCAGAAGTGCCTAAAGGATGGTTTTAAATATGGATGAAAATTTAAACAAACAATCTCTTGACACATCGATTGAATTTACTCCGCAAAATCCTTTTACTATGGATATCCCTAAAACTAAGGATAATGCTCCAGAAGATATTGCTTATCCGGGATACGAAGTACAGCCTGAAACGACTGGAGTTTTGGAAACTGCTCTTCAAGAATTTAAACAAACTTCAACAGAATTTAAGATTGCTCATGCTCTAAACAAACCATTAACCCAACCGGCTGACTTAGAGACACAATATTTTTTACCTAATGTAAATGATAAATTTTACCAACCTGCACCTCCCGGTTGGACGCCTAAACAAGAATTGGAAAAACAAACTAATGTTGATCCTAAATTCATTCCAAGATTATTAGAATCACAAACACCTGCTGATTTTCAATATCGTTTAAATGATTCAATAGCTGAGCAAAAACAAGATTCTGAACTTCAAAATGGTTCCACAATGGGTAAAATTCTTGGGGGTGGATTAGGATTAACTCTAGGAAGTATTGAAAACTTTATCCCATTAACTGCGGCAGTTTCTAAAGCTAAAGTTGCTTCTGGTTTCTTAGATGCTACATTGAAGAATACACCAAGTGTACTTGCCGCAAGCGCTATTCATGAAGGCGCTAATCAGATGGATTCAGAAAACAAAAGTATGACTGAATTCTTGAAAAATACCTTTATTGACACTGCGTTTGGTGTGACGTTTATGGGTGGACTTGGTGCTGGTAAATCACTATTGAATCTTTCAGAACTAAATAAATTAAAAAGTTTTGCTAGAGAAAATCTGGATGGAATTGGTTTTAATTACAAAGTTAATGAGAAAGGCGATGTTGAAGGATTCCAAGCAGTAGATACGACTGGTGGCTCATTAAGCGCTGCTAAAGTATCCAAAGCACAAGAAATGGCTGATGCTGCATTTTATAAAGGTGGAATATTCAAAGTTCCTTACGTTGGTTCTGCTGTGTTAGCAGGTATTTCGGGTAATATTCCCGGGTTACAATATTTCTCTGGATCACCTTTAGTTCAATTATTAACGTCAAAATATGGTTCTGCCAGACAATTTGCAAATGCTGCTTTCGACCATTTCATCACTACTGTTGGTGAGATGAAAGGTGGCGTTAGAGAAAAAAGTTTTGAAACATCTGTGAAACAGACTAGAGCAATGTTGACAGCACTACAAGCTCAAACAATAGCGCTTCATGCAGAACGTAATGGTTATGATCTTAAATCTCGACCTGCAATTGGAATAGCAAATGCTTGGTCTGCATTTAAACAAAAGTCTATCGAGGCTCTTTCTCAACAAACAAAAGCTACAGATTATGTGAGTAAAGATGCCTTCCATGATGAAATTCAAAACGTCTTATATAACGGTGAAAGCAGTCCACATGCAGCTGTAAATGAAGCTGCTAAGTTATACCGAAACGTTATTGATAGCACCTATAAGGATTTTAGGGACGCTCACAATCTTCCTGAAAATTGGTTGCCTCCAAGAACGGCAGCTTCCTACCTTATGCGTGTTTACGATACCAAATATCTCAGTAGCCATGATGGTGAACAATCTTGGATTGAAAATATCTCTAAATGGTTAAAGGATTCAGACGAAGTTATTAATACTAGTATGAAACCCATCAATGATTTAGATGCTCAAATTAAAGATTTTGAAGCTAAACATACTAAGGCGGTTGAAATACTTGGGCAACATCAAAAACTAACTGGGAATGAATTAGTACCATTTAACAATGAAGCAGCGAACAACTTAAAGATAAATGATCTATCACAACCTAATGATATGGAAATAGCACATTCAATTTCATTAGACAAAATGCGTCGTCGTTTAAAAGATATGAAAGAAAAGCTTCAAAATGACTTAAGAAACGATCATGAATTAAATATCCATGTTGACGATGTTAATGATTTATCTGCTGAAGAAGCAAAAGAATTAAAAGGCTATTTAAAGCCAGTTAATGATTTAAAGAAACAAGTTAAAGATCAAGAAAAAGTTATTGCTGATTTAAAGTCAAAAACTTCTAAAGCATTAAGTTCTGCAAAGAAAAAACCTACATTAGAAGCAGCAAAACCCAAAGCTGAAGCTTATGTTGATACCAAGGAAGCTATTGCCCAAGAAGAAGAAAAACTTCGTTATATACAAAACAGACTTTATGATGCTGAATCTCATATTCAAGATTTAGCAAAAGATGGAAAAATAAACCCTAGGTTTTATAAAAAAGATCATGAAAGTTTATCTTTTGAATTTAAAGATCCTAATAAACGTTTAAAGTTTAGAGATACGTATGAATCGGATTTTCACCGAAAACAAGCTGCAAAAGGCTATTTAAATTCCATTTTAAATATGCACCCCCAAGATATTGTAGCCGACACTTTTGGTAGACTGACAGGTAAACCAAGTGAAAATGTACTGAAAAGTAGAACGTTGTTAGTCCCGGATAATGTGCTTTATAATAACAATTTCATGACAAAAGACGTATTTGCAAAAACAGCAAATTATGTTAATTATCTTTCACGCAGAACACACTTAAAGAATTCTTTTAAAAATGTAACTGTAAACGGTGATCATGAAGAATTAGCAGAAGGGTTGCTGGATGAATTTAACGCTAATAAATCAGCTATTTCCGAGAAGATAACAAAATTAGAAGATTCACTTTCTAAGGCCAAAACACCTGCTAAAAAAGCTGAGATTCAAAAATCACTTGATAAAGCAAAAAAAGAATTTTCCAATGAAAAAAGAGACTTTGAAAAAGCAAAGAACAATATTAAGTATCTTTATGAAAATAGAATGATGGGTCTTGGTAAACGCAATGATTTTGAAAATAGCATGCGTCGCATGTGGATGTCATTAACTGCCGCAACTAACCTGCATAATCTTCCTGCTACTCAACTCACAGACTTGGCGTTTGGTGCATTTCAGCATGGTATATGGCCATTTGTTAGAGATGCTATTGCTCCAATCCTAGAAAGTTGTGGAGGCATTTTAAAAACTAAAGATGCAGAAGCCTTAAGAGAAATGGCGCCACACGTAAATCTTGGATATCAAGATGTTGGCAATAACTATGCTGATAGAAATTGGAGTTCAGAATTACAGCCTTATATCAACATGGGTAAAATTGTAAATGGCGTAGAAAAATTTGCTCATTTCTCTGCGGTAACAGATCTTTCTACTTATATTGATAATGGCGTGCAAAGAGCGCATGGAAGTGTCATTCAATCGCGTTTTATGGAGCTTTTACATAAACAGTTGGATGGCACTTTAAGCAACAAAGATTCTTTATATCTGCGCAAATACGGCATAGACCCTAAAATATGGGCTGAGCGTATGGTAAAAGCATATAAAGATTCTGATGGTTTTAAAACCAAACTCGGTGGTTACATGTCTAAATCTTGGCAATGGCAAGATGTTGAAGCTGCTAATGTCTTTAATGATGCTGTGTTTAGAGGCATTCAAAATACATTAGTCTGGAAAGGAATGGCTGATAGCCCTTTCTTTGCTGACAACTTGCTTGGGTTGTTTTTCCATACTTTTACAGGTTGGGGTTATGCTTCTACCAACCGTTATCTGATACCTTCTTTACAGCATCCAGATGGCGAATTACTTCTTAAAATGCTGTGGATGATGAGTGCAGGTTCACTTGTAAGCCCTATGCGTAGAATTGCCAGAGGTGAATCTCCGGTGCCAGATGATATGACAGATACTCAGCGAGCCTATGAGTCATTTTCCGATAGTGGCGTTATGAGCATTATGTCTAATTTGCTAAATGTAGCCAACTTAATGACTAATGATAAATTATTAGGCGATCTAAAGAATGATAAATTCCGAAATAGAACAAGAACAGGGATCTTCGGAATGAGTGACATTGTAAGTTCCACAGCTTCACGTATTGGTGATGTTATGGGAATGGTTAATTCAGGAATAGATGAAAAAGACATTAAGACATTAGCTCACATGTTACCAATAAGTGGCGCTATGTATGGGCGCTATGCAGGTGATAAACTTATCGAAAGTTGGGATTTACCAAGAAATAAACGCGCTGCTGAAAATCAATAGGAGTAAGACATGACACAGGTAGTTATCGGCGATATTCTTCCCAGAACCCAAGCATCTGCTACGGGTGGGCAAACGGTTTTCGGCACGAATTGGACAGCAAACTATGAGTCTGACGTTGTTGTTTATCTAACACCAGCTGGGGATGCGCCAGACGATTTTACACAGCAATTGTCTTATCCTTCTCAATATTCGGTTGCATTTATTGGCGATCAAGAAGAAGTACAAGTTACCCTTGTTACTCCTGCAAGCCTTGGCGATATCGTTACGATTGTTCGTGATACCCCGGCAGATCGTCAGAATCTTTATAGCAACACCAACTTTACTCCAAGCATGTTGAATAATGACTTTGGTATTTTAACTTTAGTTGATCAACAAGCTCAGCTCGTGAATCAATTAATTGGACCACGTTATAATTATTCAGCAGAAATTGTTGACGTTGTTGATACGATTATGCCGTTGCTTGAAGCGAATGAAAGCTGGAGAAAAAACTCAGATGGAACTGCTATTGAAGCATTCATTCCATTAAGTGGCAGTGACGTTACAGACGTAAAATTTATCATTCAACAACCTAATGCTTTAGTCCCTGATGCTCAAGCACTTAGTGATCTTGCTACAGGTATAGTAAAAAACACTACTGCTACCGGTGTATTAAGTATAAGTGCTCCCCTTAGTTCGCTTGATTCTATCGGTATTTCAACAGATCAAATGGCTTACGGATCCAGTGCAAATACTTATTCGTTAGCAACTTTGACACCATATTCAAGGAGTTTATTTGCCGAAACTGATGCGGCTAGTTGGCGTAGTGCATTAGGAGTTGGACCATCTGGAGCATTCTTTGCTATTGCTAATAACTTGTCAGAAGGTGTGCCAGCAACTATGCGCACAAACCTTGGCCTTGTTATTGGAACCAACGTTCAAGCCTATGACGCTACTTTGCAATCGATTAGTGCATTAGGTACAACATCAGATAAGACAATTTATACTACAGGCATAGATACATGGGCAGAGACGGCTTTAACTTCGTTTGGTAGATCGTTGATAGCTAGCGCTGACGCTGCAGCTGCAGCAAGTACCTTAAGTGTATTACCTCTTTCTGGTGGCACTTTAACAGGCGCTTTATTTTTATTTGCTGACCCAACAATGGGCTCTGAAGCTGTTACAAAGAATTACGTCGATAACCTTGTACAAAATACTCAAATAGCTTGCTTGTGTATGACAGAGCAAGATCAACTTTCAACATGGACTTACAACAATGGAGTTGCAGGTGTAGGGGCAACACTCACAGCTCCCGGTAATGGAGCAACTACGTTTGACGGTATAGTTCCTGCAAATACCAATCGCGTTTTTGTTAATCTGCAAACTGGTAATGAAGAATGGCAAGGACCATATACCATTGTTCAAGGTACAGTTGGCACTCCAACTGTATTAACCAGAGCAACTGATTACGATCAAGCTTCAGAAATGCAAGCTGGTGATATCTTCTCAGTAGTGCAGGGTACAACGTGGGGCGCATCACAATGGATGATGTCTCAGGTCAATGCCATTACAGTTGGAACGACTGATATTACTTTCCAACAATTGGAAGGGCAAGGCGCATTATTAAAGGCTAATAACCTTTCTGATTTGACTAATGCAGCTACAGCTAGATCAAATTTAGGTTTGGTGATTGGAACTAACGTTCAAGCATACGATGCCACATTACAAAGCATTTCAGCTTTAGGTACTGCCGCCAACAAGATGATCTACACGAGTGGTGTAGACACATGGGCTGAAACAGATGCAACGTCTTTTGGTAGAACGTTCCTTGGATTAAGTCCAAGCAATGGTGGAATCATCTATTCAACTGCTGCTTCTGCTGCAGTCTTAGCTGGTACTGCTACTGCTGGTCAAATGTTACGTTCTGGTTCCACAGCCGCTCCTACGTGGTCAACCGCTGCATTCCCTAACGTAGCTACTTCGACAGGAAGTTTCATTTATGCTGATGGAACCAATTTCATTCAGTCGACTTCGTTATGGCCCAATACTGTTGGCGCATCTGGCAAAGTTGTAATTTCAAACGGAACAACGAATGTTTATAGCACTCCAACTTTCCCTAATTCTTCTGCTACTACTGGCAAAGTTATTATTTCAGATGGTACAAATTGGATTGCTTCTACTCCTACTTATCCATCTGCTGCTGGTACGTCAGGAAATGTTTTAACTTCTGATGGTACTAACTGGGTTTCATCTGCAGCTACGGGTACGGGTACAGTAAATTCAGGAACAACGAACCAACTCGCATACTATGCTGCAAACGGTACAGCTGTTAGTGGTCTTGCTACTGCAAACAATGGTTACTTAAAAACAGATGGAAGCGGTGTGCCCTCCATCGCTGCGCTATCTAGTTTAGGGATTGATGCAAGTTTAGTTAAGACAGTTAAAGTCCAAGCTTTCACTGGATCAGGTACTTACACTCCAAGTACAGGTATGCTTTATTGCATTATCGAATGTCTCGGTGGTGGTGGTGGTGGCGCTGGTGCTACAACTACCTCTGGTGTAGGCGTTGGATATGGTACTGGTGGGGGTGGAGCTGGTGCTTACTCTATGAAAGTCTCTACAGCAGCAACAGTCGGTGCATCTCAAAGTGTGACCATTGGTGCTGCTGGGACTGGAACCAGTGGTAACAGTGCTGGTGGCAACGGCGGTGCAACATCTGTTGGGTCAATCTGTACAGCTAACGGAGGAAGCGGTGGTGCGGCTTCGAGTGGTTCAAACGCACCCGGCTTGGGAGGATCAGGTGGTACGGCTGGTACTGGAGATCTTGCAGTTCCGGGTGAAAACGGCTGTATTGGTTCAGGTGCCAATGGTGTAGCAAACATTTATATCACAAGCGGTAAAGGTGCTGATTCTCATTACGGTCAAGGTGGTAAATCTGCATACGTAGGAGGTGGCGCAAATAGTGGTGGTAATGCTGCCGGAGGATATGGAGCAGGTGGATCTGGTGGCGCATCATTAAACGTTTCTGGTAGTGTAAGCGGCGGTGCTGGTACAGCGGGTTATGTAATCATTACAGAATTCTGTAATCAATGAGGAGAATAATAATGGCATGGGCATTAGTTAATACTGAACCTAAAAATCTTATGCTAGATGTTTGGACTCCACAAGAGAATCCTATGGCGCCTCCTATTTTTTCCCGTGAGGAAGTAGAAGTTAAAATTGGAACTATCTGCAATTTAATTGTGTATGATGGTGTTTCAAAGTATACACCTGCTGAAGGTTATAAACTTGTTGAAGTGCCAGATGATGCTAAAATGGGTGATAATGGATATTAATTTAAGGGAGTAAATTTATGGCAAAACTAACTAGCAAGCAACGCAATGCGTTACCAGATAAAGAATTTGCTTTACCATCTGAACATAAATATCCTATTCCAGATCGAGCCCACGCAGCTAATGCTAAAGCTAGGGCGCAACAACAATACAACAAGGGTCATATCTCTTTATCTATGCTTCATGAGATTGATGCCAAAGCAAACAAGAAACTTAAATAAAAGGAAATATAACCATGTCTGAAGATACAATTGATAGTTTAAAAGCCCAAATCGAAAACGGTAAGAAAGGTGTAGACGGTTTGCTAGCTCAGTTAGATGCTCATAAACAGTTGTTCAACGAAACACTGAATGCTTCTTTGAGCCAACGCACGCATAACATTTTGCTTACTAAACAGAACCAAGAACTCATCAACAAAGTTCATTCTTTAAACGACGAAGTAGCTGCATTGAAAGCAAAAGTAGCATCTTTGGAAGCAGCTGTTGCCCCTTCTGAAGCCGCTGCTTAAATAAGGAGTTTTCGACCATGCCTTTAATCCATAGTTCTTCTGATAAAGCACGCTCCCAAAACATAGCGACAGAGATTGCAGCTGGTAAACCTCCAAAGCAAGCTGCTGCGATTGCTTACTCAGTTCAGCGTCACGTTACCAAGGACGAAGGCGAAGAACGCGCTATTGAAAGAAGAGCTCATGAAAAATTAAGGTATGGTCGATAAAAGGTAATATTTTATCTATATCAAGATTCCAAATATTGATCCATATCCACATCAAGCACGGATGTTCAAAGCTTTGGTCGATGGCAAGAACATCTGCGCTGTGATCCATAGAAGAGCCGGCAAGGATATTTTCTGTCTCCAAGGCTGGCTCTTACGTGGATTAACCCGCGTTGGTACTCACGTTTATTTATTCCCTCTTCACAAGCAAGCTAGACAGGTCATTTGGCAGGGTTTAGACTTTGATGGTAAGCCTTTCATGAACGCTATACCTGACGCACTGGTGGCTAAAAAGAATGAAGCACGAATGGAAATTGAGCTCTTCAACGGTAGCAAATTGGTTCTTGCTGGTAGCAATAATTACGATGGACTTATGGGTACTAACCCAGTTAGCATTATTTATTCTGAGTTTTCCCTACATAACCCTTTAGCGCGCCAGTATTTAAACCCTATCTTAGTCCAGAACAAAGGCATTGAGATTCTCCAGTTCACCCCTCGTGGTATGAACCATGGGTTTGAAGTATTTAACCAGATTAAAGATTTGCCAGATTATCATGTCGAGCATTTAAGCGTCGAGCAAACATACAAGCATGACGGCATTACCCCTATCATTAGCAAACTAGATATTCAACGCGCTAAAGATCTTGGCATGTCAGAAGAAATGATTCGTCAGGAATTCATGTGCGACTTCGAGGTAGGAAACCTTGGTGCCTATTATACCCGCGAAATTGGCGATATGGAACGCGAAGGCAGAATAACGCAGATAAGACCAGACCCAAGATTAAAACTGCATTCTATATGGGATTTAGGTGGTACAGACGCGACCGCAGGTCTACTATTCCAAGTCACAGGTAAGTACATCCATGTTCTCTATCTTTTACACGACACAGGTAAAGGATTAAAACACTATCTCGAGGAGGCCGAAAAAGTCCGTCAGAACTTCGGCTGCGAATGGGGATATCATTTCGGGCCTCACGATATAGATCAAAAGCATCAAGGTTGGGAACACGCAGAATCAAGACTCATGCAAGCTCGCAAGCATGGCTGGCATTTCCAGATGGTACCTAAGGTTGCATTTGAGGATGGCATAGAAGCAGTACGTTTTATGTTCCCGCGTTTACGAATAGACAAGGTCAACTGCGCTGTAGCACTACGTGCACTACGCGAATATCAACGGGAATATGACGAGCAGAAAGCAAGATTCGATCCTAAGCCTTTAGACAACTGGGCTACGCACATCGCTGACGCATTCCGTTATCTAGGGGTCCAATACAAGCGACTATACTCGATCCCGCAGCAGCCAACAACCTACGAATCCAACATCTAAT